GGCGGCCTAAGAGGGATTGATAGTTGACCATTGCTTTTCTGGCATGGACCAAATATGCCACAGCTTTTTCGTTCCAGTGCATGACCTTCTGTCACATTCACTGGCTGGACCACCTAACGGATGCGAATGAACGATGGCTTCCACTTTGCCGTAAAAAGACGCAGCAGCATAATCACGAGGATCCATAACAAAATCCTGCTGTGGATCATCCGCGATATTGCGACAACGCCAATAGTGCCCATCAACCACAACGCCACACGCTTCCTTTGGTGATTGCTCTACCGCATGTTTTTCAGCATCACATCTGAAGTCTTGCACCGGGGAATCCTCCAAATGGCAAGTTTCCAGAAGGAAAACGCTTCGTGCAACTTGAATATTTCTTGGCGCAAACATCACCTGACGGAACTGTCGGATTATCGTTCAGGTCGAAAGAGGCTGATCCTTTGTAACCGCATTCTTCGCCTTTATATTGCCAGGGGCAATGCTCCAAAACCTGACGACGCGGTAAGGCAAGATTCGTAAGGTCTAGCCTGCTGGTTAGCTCAAATTCGACAAGCTGCGTGTTTTCATTTGCAACACGATCGATATACCAGACTTCGTCTTCAAATTTTGCAGTGCTATCCGCTGATGGGTTGCCGCTTGCAAAGTTAGCAGCATCAAGAAATTTCTTACATGTCCTGATTCTTGTGACCTTTGCTTGTAACGGGTTGTAGAGCACAATCAAGGCAGAAATGCTGTTGTTTGCATTTGAGACTTTCATGGAAGGACGCGGCAGCGTGCCTTTACTCGTCACCTCAAAGCCATCAACCTCAATGGGAAATGCGGTGTATGTGATCTGATTGAAAACAACGTCTGACGTTAGCTCGTTTGTTCCAGCGTGATAGTAAAGCGTTGAGTCAACCCCGTTTACGGCAGCAGTTAACTCGAGCTGAAACAGCTCGATAATGGCTGAGGGTTCAAGCGATTGGAGCTGTTCCTGAATCGACTGTGGAGTGCTCATGCTTCAAACACCTGCTCAAATGTGGCTTGGATCGTGGCACGGTTGAGATATGGAATGCTTTTGCTCCATTCTTTGCAGATGTATTTACCGCTTGCTGATTCCCCTGGCGGGGTAAACGTAAAGTGCTCTTGGCCAGCGCGAGCATCTAAAAATGTCTCAATCGTGTCTGAGTCAGTTTCTGAAACCTCAAAAGTCAAGCTGTAAGTTTTGGGGTTTTGATTGATTCCAAAAACTGTGCGCTGACTGTAGCCGCTCCCAAACTGAGCAATCCTGACGTTTGGGGCGCTACTTTTGACGATGCCATAGGTTGGCGTGATTGAAGGAAAAGTGGCCATTAGCGTGAAAGAAGCCCTCCAGGTCGTTGTTGCTTGATCAGTTCAGCTTGAACGGCTGCACCAATTGCAGAGCCAAGTTGTTTAGCGCCTTGGCCATCGCCTTCGGCTTTTGTCCCTGATGCGTCAACATTTACGACCACGTTAGCGCCACCGCCTAATGATCCATTTGGGGCAATGCTGCCGCTGCGACCTGGGGTGAACAACTCAGGGCCTCTTTCCCCGACAAGGTAAGAGCTGCTGCTCATTACGCTGCCACCGTTGGCCCTGCCTCCGCCAAAGAGCTTGCCAAAAATGCTGCCTTCTCCCCCAAGCCCGCCAAGTAAACTGTTTATGCCAAATTTCAGCAAGATGTTGGCAAGGCTTCTAAGAGTGTTTGACGCAACCTCTGCCAATGACTTGGTGCCATCAACAGCAGCGGTCAAGCTATCAACAATGCCGGTTGTAATTGTTTGGCCGATTGAGCTGTAAAGCTGATTCATCTTTTGAGCTTGAGACTGCAACTCTGCGTCTATCTCTTGAGCAGCCGCAAACCCTGCCCTAACGCCTTCCATTGCGCTGGCCGTAATCTTTTTGTTAGCCTCGTCTGCTTTTTTGAAGTTTTCAGCAAAAATAGACGCGGTTCTAAATAGCGCATCGTTTTCGGCCTCAATTAAAGCAATGTTTCGTTCTCTAGGCTGAGACTGAGACTCAAGAATGCTTTGAATTTGTATCTCTTTTTCTATTCTGCTTTGCGCTAATTCATCATTTGAAAATCTAAGTTGTTGTTGTCTCAATAACAGCGTCTCCATTGCCGCTGAAATGTCCTGCGGCCCTCTGGCCGCGCCTCCCTTGCCAGTGTCCGTAATTACTTTTGGCAGTGTTTTATCTTCTGTCTGAATTGGCGTGCTTAACGGTACAAGAGCGTTAAGCTTATTAAACTCTTTAAGTTTTCTCTGACGTTGATCCTCAAAAAACTTTAGGTCTGATCTTGCAACATCTGTAGACCTTCTGTCCCTGTCTTTAGTTGCTCTTGCAAGTCTAGCCTCAACGGCTTCAATAGCCTCGTCAGTTTTTAGTAATTCAGCTCCAACTCTTTTTAAGTTTTGCGCCGTAGGCTCCTTCGCTGCGTTATATCGGTTTAACGCAACAACTGCCGCCGTTATGCCAGCCGCTAACGCGAGCCAAGGTGCCGCAGCTAAAAGACCCGCACCCGTAATTCCAGCCAACGCAGCTGCTATTCCTTTGATAGCAGGTGTTAAGGTAACGGCTGCTGTAGTTAAAAGAAGGATTGCCGCCCCTGTCTCTCTAATCGGTTTCGGTAGCTGGCCAATAGTCTTAAGAAGCATTGTCAGCTCCTCAACTGCTGGCGTCACGACTGGTAGTAACTCAGTGCCAACTGCGTTACTTAATTCACTTACTGCATTGCCGAATGCTTTGAATTTTTGAGCAGGTGATTCATCCAACAGCTGTTGAATCTTATCCTTGTTCTCTTCAAATCCTTTTGCTAATGAGTTGATAAGGATGTCTGACGTAATTTTGCCTTCACTGCCTAGCTTTTTAAGCTCGCCAACAGTGACATTCATTTCAGCTGAAACCAGCTTCAAGATGCCAGGCACTTGTTCTGCAATAGATCTAAATTCATCCCCTTGCAGTCTTCCGCTTCCCAGTGCTTGACTCAGTTGCAAGAATGCACCAGATGCCGCCGCTGCTGATGTCCCGCTGGCCAATGCTGTTGCGTTAAAACCTTTGTAAACCGTTTGAATGTCCTCTAACGAGGTTCCAAGTGGCCTTAGTCTTGCGAAAACGTCTGCAAAATTACTAGCCGACTCAGCTTGAGATTGATTAAACGTCTTAGCGTTCTGCTCAACAAGCTGCTGAATCCTGCCATATTCGCCATATTCAGCAGATAATGCTTTCAGCCTGACCTTTGTTTCAGCAAAACTTGCCGCTTGCCCAACCATTCTTTTGGTAAGAGCCGCAAGACCAAGACCTAAGATCGCGCCTTTAAGACCGCCAAGGCTTTTTGTGAAAGATTGCGCTCCCTTCCCGGCACCAACAAAACGCCCTTTTGAATCTCTAAGGCGACCGTTTACGTCACGGACCGCGCCATCTAATTTCTCTGTTTCTTTCGTAACCCGCTTTAGTGGGCTAACTGCGCCCGCAGCATCAACAATCAGCTTGATAGTAGATTCTGCCACGACCGCCCCAGCACTCGCTTAATCCTACCGCCGACTGGACTTGGCGCGATCCATTGCCTCCTTTTCCTTCTCCCCCTTCAATTCGTAGTAAGCAGCAAAATGAACAAACTCCGCATCGGTCAATTCCGTGCGAAGTCTGCTCACTGTCATTCCTAGCTCGCAGGCCAGATGAAACTCAAAGAAGAGCCAACTATCCTGCGCTAGTCGTTTTTTGCTTCTTTAAGATCCTCGTCACCGCCGAGGCCAAACAAGAACAGCTCGACTTCATTCAATACTGACTCAGGCAGCTGACGTTGCAGTTTTGGAGCATCAGCAGAGGCAAACGCCTTGGTTCCATCCTCAAGCTCTGCCTTTTGGCAAAGCATGTAAGTGCTGATGTCTAGGGCTTCATCGCTTTGCGCCATTGTCTGGGCAACCTTGCGATCCGCTCTTGTGATTGGACTGAAATACAAGTCAACGACAGAATCACCTGCCGCATTCTTCAAAACAAACTTACGGCGTTGGTTGAGGTCAAATGCCTCAACCAATAAATCAACCGTGCGAGTCTTTGACGCTGGCATTCAGCAAACAAACATGTATGCCTAAAGCATAATGCAAGCTGCTCAATTATTCCAGATTGCCAGTAATTGCGCCGCTAGTTACAAAGCTGCAACTAACAACAACAAGATCACCCACGGTAGAACCGATTTCCATGTCAGTGATAATCCCGGCAAAGCTTACAGAGTCGCTTCCAGGAGTAGTGCCAGTAGTAAACAGCTCAAAGGTAGCGTCAGCGGGATCCGCAGCGGTCAAAACGTCCTCTAAGAAACCAGCTTGGCCGGTTGCATCAGGGTC